CTCTATAAGACCAGAAGCTCGCCTCACGACGATCCCCTAACCGCTCTATGAAAGATCAGACACACACCCCACGCCCGGCCCTCCCGGGCCACTGTGTTGCGGTGACAGGGAGAACACTGCCCACAGGACGTAACACCCGTCAACAACCCACCCTCAACAAACGGTAAACTCGCAGGTCAACACGCGTGTCACCACCACCATCAAGATCCGTTACATCACGAACAACCAACATCAACATTAACCCCCCATACACCCAACCGAGACCACCCTGAGACCAAAAACCCGAAAACCACATACCCCACCCCACACACCAAACCATCAGACAGACTGATAGTTAGCCTATGACAACTATTATTGGTTGAATGTTGTACTATCTCACACGTATAGGGGCAGGAACGCGCGCGAGGGAGGGTCGGTGTGCTCTCTCGGACCGAACATGAGGCGCTATCAGCGTGTGGTCTCCCACCTGGGGTGGGGTAGGCCCCCGAACCATGATCATCCGAGCATTTAGATACCTATACAGGGTATGGTATGCATGATCACTAGGGCTGATCCGGGTGCCGCATGCTTGACCCGGGTATGCCTTATCCCGGTCCCACCTCCCCCAGGCTACTATCCATTCAAGTATTTTTTCCCGTTTGTGCTGGTGGGAGGGGGGTGGTTGAAAGTGTGATGAAGGTCACGCCCTTTTTTTGGATGATCTTGGAGATTATGCTGCCTATATATATAGTGAGAGGTTCGTCAGAACCTCGAACGAACCTCTCTAGTCTACTAGTACTACTAGTAGACGATCCTTCAGGGATCGTCTCTACTACTACTAATAGTATTAATACTATTATTAGACGATCCTTAAGGGATCGTCTTAATACTATGATCTAGTATGAGAAAACCCTTGAGGGGTTTTCTCTTATAGTATCTGATACTAGTAGTAGTATCTATTATTTGGTGGGGCCAGTTGTCTGCCCTGTTTGGGCAGCAGTCAAATTGTTCTGACTCCGCCGATAGCTTAAGCTTCAGCCACCGCCGCGGGGCTCTTTCTCGTTTGGTGGGGTTCTTTTGGCTGTTTCGCCTACTGTGGTGACTCTTGTTGCTAATACTGTGGCTACGGTGTCTGTGGCTGGGGATTGGCCTTGGTTGCGGATTATTCCGTTGACGGTGACTGATCCTGTGTTTATGTCGTTGGATGGATCTACTGCGCCGACTGTTGCTGGTGATGGTTTTGTGTGTGCTCCGCTTGGGGCGCAGACTACTGTGAAGCAGATTTACCAGTCTGGTGCTACGGTCATTAAGTTGATTTCTGCTGGTTCGGGTACTGTCATTGTTGAGGGTTGTGTTGACTCTGATGATGATGAGGGTCTTTTGAGGCGTGAGGGTTTGTTCCCTCAGGCTGTGATGTCTCCTGGTTTGTCTTGGTTGTATTCGGGTGTGTTGACGACTTCTGCGTCTACGGCTATGCGGGCGGCTGGGGCCGGTCAGGTGCGGAATTATGTGACTGGGTTCCAGTTCACTAATACGTCGGCTACGGCGACGTTGGTTAATATTCTTGATGGTGCGTCTGTGGTTTGGCAGGGGAATGCTCCTGCTTCGATGACTGTCCCTGTGGTGGTGTCGTTCCCTACGCCGTTGCGTGGGACGGCCGCTACGGCGATGAACGTTCAGTGTGGTACTGCTGCCGCGAACGTGTTGGTTAATGCTCAGGGTTACCAGAGCGTGTGATCGGGCGTCTTGCCCTTATCTTTCTTGGAGTTTGAATGCCCGTTTTTGAGTCTCCTCAGCGTGGGCCGTTGGGTAACACTCAGTCGGATGATGCGAAGATTGTTCCGATTGTGAAGACTGGTGCTGTCGCGGCTGCGACGTATGGTACTCAGTTCCGGTTCTACAATGACACTGATTATGCGCTGACCCTGTATGCGGTGCGTTGCAATCTTGGTACTGCTGGTTCGACCACGACTACCGTTGATGTGTTGAAGAATGGTACTTCGGTGTGGTCGGTCACTCCGGCGAACCGGCCGTCGTTGACGTCTGGTCTGTTGACTGCTGTGGGTGGCGCAATTGATGCGCCGTCGGTGGCTGCTGGTCAGTATCTGGATGTTGCTGTGACTGCTGCTGGTACGTCTGCGTCGGATATGACTGTGTGGTTGTATCTCGCTAGCTGATCCATGGTGGGGTCAGGTGCCAACCTGACTTAAACGAAGTCGGCTTCACCCTCGAAGACTCGCCCAACCCAATCCTTTTGTTGAACGGAGTTCGTGTGCCTGCTTCCGCCGGCTTGTCGGTTGCTGAGGCGAAGACGCAGGTTTTGAATCTGTTCGCTAAGGGTGTGTCCGTCGAGGATGCTATGACTCATGTGGGTCGTACTCAGAAGACGTACGAGAATTGGCGTGCACGTGACACGGCTTTTAAGGCTGAGGTTGATCGTGTACGTGGTGCGCGTGCTTCGGCGAAGCGTCGTGGTGTGGATGATGAGCATGTGTCGATGTCGTTCGCTGATTGGCGTAAAGAGTTTTTGGGTCAGGACACGTATCCGCATCAGCAGGCGTGGATTGATCTGATTGAGAAGGGTACGTACACTCCCCGCGAGGGGGAGTTTTTCAGTTTGGCTGATCCGAATCGGATCATCATTAATGTTCCTCCGTTTCATGCGAAGTCACAAACACTAACTATCGAATATGTGACGTACCGCATTTGTATGGATGCGAACACTCGTGTGATCATTGTGTCTAAGCGGATCGATCAGGCCCGTAAGTTCTTGTATTCGATTAAGCAGCGTTTGACGTCGAATCAGTGGACGGCGTTGCAGACGGTGTTTGCTCCGCAGGATGGGTTCAAACCGAATCGTGAGGGTGGCGCGTGGGGCGCCGACCGGATTTATGTTGCTGGGATCGATTCTGGCGAGAAGGACCCTACGGTCGAGTGTCTTGGTATTGGTGGTCAGATTTATGGTTCCCGCGCTGACCTGATCATTATGGATGACTGTGTCGTCAGCTCGAACGCGATGCAGTATGAGCAGCAGATCAACTGGCTTGAGTCTGAGGTTGAGAATCGGGCGTTCGATGGGAAGATCGTCATCATCGGTACGCGGCTCGCGTCGAAGGATCTGTATTCGGAGCTGCCGAATGGTGAGAGGTACCTGTCGGGTCGTAGCCCGTGGACGGTCCTGAGGCAGCCTGCTGTGCTCCAGTTCGCTGAACGGCCCGAGAACTGGGTGACGTTGTGGCCCACGACCACCAGGCCGATGGAGACGGGCCAGCAGGCCCGTCCGGACGGCACGTACGAGGCGTGGGACGGTACCCGTCTCCATAGGGTCCGGAACTCTAAGCCTCCGAAGGTGTGGTCGCTGGTGTACCAGCAGGCCGACGTTGCTGAGGATTCCGTGTTTCATCCGACGTGTGTCATGGGGTCGTGTGAGAGGCGCCGTAAGGCTGGGCCGTTGACCGCTGGCGCGTGGGGTCACCCGCGTAATGGTCTTGAGGGGCATTGGGTTATCGCCAGTATGGACCCGGCTATGACGGGTGACACGTTCACTGTCGTTGGTGCTGTGGAGAAGTCTTCTGGTAAGCGTCGTATCATGAACGCTTTCTGTCAGGCTTCACCTACTCCTGCATATATTCGTGATCTGATCAAAGAGGTTAGTGTCACTTATAATGTGAACGAGTGGGTTATTGAGCAGAACGCTTTCCAGTTGTTCCTTGTGTTTGATGAGGATATTCAGTCTTGGTGTCGGATGCGTGGGATCAAGATTACGCCGCACTATACGGGTAAGAACAAACAGGACCCGGATTTTGGTGTCGCGTCTGTTGCTCCCTTGTTTGGTGGTTTGAAGCGTATCGCCGAAGGCGCGGGTCGTGCGGATCACGATGGTAAGAATCTGATCGAGTTGCCTGATCCTGATTCGTCTCCCGCTGTGAAGCTCCTCATTGAGGAGTTGGTGTCTTGGCAGCCTGGGTTCTCTGGGAAGCAGCTCCGCCAGGATGGTCCTATGGCGTTGTGGTTTTTCGAGTTGCGTGCCCGTGAGGCACTTGGTTTTGGTCAACGTAAGTCTTCTGGGTTTGTTTCCAACAACCCTTATCTTACTCGGGGCGATGCGAATAACCGTGTCGTTATCCCGGCTAGTCTTCTGAGAAATGTGGAGTTCGCCGCATGAGCCTTGATCGTATCCCTCAGCGGGTGTCGGCCATGCGTGCCCGTTATGCTGCTCGTGATGAGCGGAACATGGAAGTTCAGGCGATCCGTCGAGGCAATTTCGAACAGATCGCACCGGACATGTTTAACGACACGTTCCGGAAACCGATTGTCGCTAACCTGATTGATACAGCTGCACGGGACACGGCGTCCGTTATGGCGCCGTTGCCTGCGTTCAACTGTTCCGCCGCATCGGGCCTGTCGGATCGTGCACGTAGGTTCGCTGACATGCGGACGAAGATTGTACGGAACTATGTGAAGGATTCGAAGCTGGAGCTTCGGATGCAGACTGGTGCAGATCAATACAATTCGTACGGCATGCTGGTGTTCAAGGTTGTCCCGGATTTTGTGAAGCGGATGCCGCGTGCCCTGGTGGGTGACGCGGTCGGTACCTATCCTGTGTGGGATAAGTTCGGGGAGACCCGTGAGGTTGCTTCCGTGTATTACCGTGACTGGTTCAGTTTGGTCGCGGATTATCCGGATCTTGAGCGTATGCGTGACCAGTACCCTGGCGCCGTATCGAACAATCGTATTGAGGTTGTTGAGTATCAGTCGGATTCTCGGATCGTTGTTTATCTTCCGCTGATGGGGAATTTCCCGT